AGAGCCAGTTTCGGCAGCGCCAGCGTTAACCTGACCAACAAAAGCGTACTCGATATCTCGCTTAAGCTCTTTACCTTTCTTAGCAATCTGGTAGCTCATCTCTGAAGAACGACCGTACTTACCGATACGCTCGGCAGTGTTAGTTACAGACACGTCTTTAGTGAAGATCTGACAACGGTTAGACTTAACAGAAGTTTTTGCTACGGCTGTGTCTGCTGCGTCTGCACCTTCCATCGCAAAGTTATCACCAGCAGCAGCTAGTGAATCTTCTTGCCACTCGTGAGTAACGGCGTTAGCTGTGCTTGAACCGATAGAGCTAGTAAAAGGTGTTTCAGTCGGAGAGATATCATAAATGACATCTTCTACGTCTTGTTTTTGACCAGCGATGTTGTTCGCTGCTGTGCTAGTTGTTGCGCTATATTTAGCCATGATTTAAGTACCTGTTTAAAATAGTTTATTAAGAGCATCTACCGCGTCGTCCATTTTCCCAGATGTTCTAAGGCGTTGTCTTGATTCTTTAGACGCTTTAGTGCTTCTGGTTTTCTTAGACTCTGGGGCTACTGTGCTCGACAAAGTTTTCTTCGGCGTAGACTTAAGTTTCTTAGTAGTCTTCGCTTTGGCCTGATCGTACTGCTGGGCTTTATACAATGCCGTTATTAACCGGTGGTCTGTAACTGTATTAAACTCTTTACGGTCTACACCTAGTGACTCAGCGTAATTACCGATAGAGCTATACAGCTCGTTGCTCCAGTTTGGTATTGTAGATTTTAAGACAGCTAAACTCTCACCGGCTTTGGCCTTGTGTTCTAAGTCTTGCCTCTTACTAATCTGCTCACTATGAGTCGTAGCTTGCGCTTGAATAAAATCATGCGTTTGCTTAGTCTGCTCATACATGGCCTTAGCCTGCTTATACTGATCAGGGTTTTCCACTGCGGCCTGTTCCCAATTCACGTTGTCAAAACGAGATAGGTCTGCGCCTGCTGCGGTAAGAAGTGCGTTGAGTGTGGATTCGTAATTCCGCGTTTGATCTTCTGCGGTTTTACGCTGTTCGGCAACTGCTTGCGTCTTCTTAGTGTAATCGGACTGACGCATGTAACCCAGTTTAACTTCATCGATGTCAACAGACTCGCCGTCTATCTCGATTAAACCTTCAGTTACAAAATCAACAGTTTCCTCGGTCTCCTCATCCGATTCTTCAGTCTCTTCGGTTTGGTCGTCTTCGACTTCCTCAGATTCTTCATTCTCGAACTCGTCACCCGACTCGTGTTGATCGTCGTCGATTACTTCTTTGTCGTCGGTGGGTGCCGACTGGGTTTGCTCTTCTTCAGGTACTTCGGTTTGGTCTTGCGACTCCGCTTCCAAAAGTCTAGCGATACCTCGTTCCATAGAACCGAGGTCATTATCCTGTGCTGCTGACTCATTATTTGAATGTTCAGTTTCCATAGTTTACACCTCTTCTGTCTTTTTATCCAACTCAAAACGATTAATCATCGCCACAAATTGCTGAACAAACAACTGGCCGCCTTTATATAACGCATATAGACGCTCACGCTCTTCAGTAGACTCTTCAGGTGTTGCTAGTAGACGATCAACTATTTGTCGATTCATCGCAACAAAAGCCTTATTAAAGACTTCGTTGTTTAGAGTGCTGCTTGATAAATTAGCATCAGACTCAATATTTTCTTCGCTCATGTTTTAAACTCCGTTTGGGTTGGTTTAAATGTTACTTATTGTTTTTTGGCAAAACGCCTTAATACTGGCTTTCTGACTTCTTTGACTTCTTCGACTTCTTCGACTTGGCCTATCTCTCGACCCTCAGCAATAGCGCGCATACGCTCTTGTCGGGTTGGTCTGTTGTTAATATTTAACCTGTCAGCCGCACGCTTGGCGGCTAGTATCTCAATATCTGTCATTAGTCTATACTCACTGATCGACCTTGCGTCGCTTCGAGCATTAGCTCTTGCTCTTTCATCTCCATATCATGCGACTGCTTCTCGGTCTTAAGTAGTAACTCAGTGTCCTCAATCTCTTCTTTGTGCTTGATCTTATCCATCTCAATAGTGAAGCTGTTCTGTTCCTTCATCACATCAAGCTCTAGCTGCCCCTCAAGCACCGCCACTTGACGTGCTGTCATACCGGCTTGGAACTTATCAACTTCGTTCTGTCGAGCCTGTGCCTCTTGCTGCTGCTGCTGAGCGGCTTGCTGCTGCTGAGCGTATTCAGGCGTGTTAGGGTTAACTAGATAGCTGTCACCAGACTTAATGCCCATAAGCTCATAGGCTCTCGATAACATAGCGTGACGTTGTTGAGCACCATAAAGCCCTGAGACTGTTGGGTCTGCGGGGTTCATACTGAATTGCTGGTCTAAACTTAATAACATTTGAGCTTCTTGCATCTGCTCTTCAGGTGTTAAAGCTACTGCGACACTCATCTCAGTCCTAGCACCTAAACCTTGAGGGTTAATAGGTACAAACTGACCATCTAGCTGCACAAGTTTTTCTTGGGTCTCGCTCTCTACCGCTATCTTGTAGATATCGAACATAAGAGGCTTTAAAAAATTTTCTGCGAGATTCCTAGCCATAACCATGATTCTACGGTTGCTGGCGTTCATAAACTGTGATATCAGGTCGCTGCTGTTCTGCTTGCTAACTACCGATGAGTCCATACCTCTTGACATACGGCTCATGCCAGAGCGTGCTTCCTTCTCAACCTCTAGGCTTTCAATAGCTTGAAAAACAGTACCGCTGAGGCTAGGCATCGGCATGGGACGCACAACACTCTCAGGGTTAGGGCTGTTGACGTCTATAACGGCACCAACCTTATTGTCTAACAGGTCGCGTGGGTTCTTAACTAACGACAGGTTAGCTATGAATCTTGACGTGTTAGTCATAAACGTGTGATCGACAACACCACGTTTTAAGCTCGACTGTGTCTTCTGGATATCAAAAAGAACGTCTGCAAGGCTCATACCGTGGAAGCGGTGAGGAATTGGAAACGGGGTAAAATATCTAAAAGGCTTCTCACTAACTAGCTCTTTATCTAATATCACGCTGCGGCTGTGAAGGACTTTTAAGAACACACACTTCTGGAGGTCGTCGCGGTATTTCTTAATGTACGACTCATATACGGTGACGTATTGCCTGTCAAAATCATGCTCTTCGTGCATAGATGACTTGAACCCGTCAAACGAATCACGAGCGTCGGAACCTTCTTCCATATAGCTCTGTTCGTTGTCTAATCTATCTACTAACTCTTCGTCATAACCCTCAGCTAACAGCTCTCCACGGGTACGCTTAGTACGATGTGAGCAAAAATCCGCATCGACTTCGTCAGTCGCCATAGGTGAAACTAAAAAGTCTTCAGGTGGGATGACCTCAACGCAAACCTTAGATTTAGGAATCTTACGTAGGATCTCGCCGCTGTATATAGTTGCCGGAACCTCTACAGGTTGGCCTGTTTGCGGATCTTGCACGACCTCTATAACGGTAGATTCGTCTGTGATATCTGACACGTTTACATCAGGCTGTGAAACGAGCATGTTTAGCTCCGCTTCGCTTAAACCTTCAAAGACCTCTTCCTCAAATTGAAAGTCTTCTTTGTAATAACGCTTAACGATACCGGTCTTAGACACTAAGGCGTCGTGGATCACGTCGTGTAAAATTTTAGAACCTTTATTCTCACGGTAGAAGATAAAGTTAGTAAGTGCTGTAGCCATACGTGCTGGCATTACATCCTCTGCGGTTTGAGGGTCAAAGGCGCACACGTTACGATCAGCGGTAAACGTCTCCATCAGCATAGCCTTTACAGACTCCACCGCGTCAAACACGTCCATCGATACGTGTTGACTTCTACCTTTACGTTCGTTACCTAGAGGCTCACCGTAGTAATATTGGTGGCCTTTATCACGCTGCTCGCCTATCTCACCGTTAGAGTATTGTTCCGCTGAGTTAATACTGGTTTCTAGTGACGCTAGTAATTCGCTATCGTCAATATCAGTAAGAATAGTCATTTGATGTATACCTTCCGCTTCCGTTGTTGTTTTGTTCTGCCTCATTTTGGCCGAACCTCGTGACGCTTATAGCTGAGTACCTTGTGGCGTCCATTAAATCGTCGAACTCTTTGTGTATTTTACCCTTCTTACGGTGGTATCTTCTAAACTCCTCGAACCACGGTTTAAGGTTACTGAACACTTGTAGTCGTCCTGTTCTAAATCGTTCTAGCATTTCCATCAAGGCAGGTTCTACGTAGTTCGTGCCGTCAGGGTTGGTAAATCTACCGATCATAAGCACACCGTTCTCAGTGTACATCTCAGCGAGCGTCTTACCGCTGCCCTTCTCCGTGTTATCACCGTCGTGAGGATATATAACAGGG